CCTCCCATCGGTTCCACGACCACTGTGACTGTGAGATCGTGCCCGAGTGGGATAGGAGGGCCGTCCACTTGGAAGGGTACGACCCGGACCGGTACTACGCGCTCTATACGGAGGCCCGGGAGGCTGTCGGCGGGCCAAATCCAAGCCTGAACGACATCGCGGAGCGAATGCGTGTACTACATCCCGAGCAGTACACAGATGGAAAATGGCCGAAGTTGCCTACCGGGGCCAGCTCGGACGGGACGCTGCAGGCCAGCGTGTATGAGCAGTGGAGGCGCGACATGGCATTCATCCGCCCACCCGATGCGGACACGACACGGTTCAAAATCCCACCCGAACGCATGTCAGAAATCCCGGGCGGCTGGCCCTCCGACGTTCCACCGCTACGTGTCCGAGAATGGAACCACATCCTCTACGGTAATGCTCAAGGAGGCGGGCACCTCGCAGGTTACGGATGGACCCATGGTCGCCCAGAGTTCCCTGCTGACTGGACGCCACAGGACGTGCGGGATGCCATGGAAACGGTCCTCCGGGAGAATTCTCTCAGGTCCCGTAAAGGGAGGGGCGTGAAGCGAAGCGAAGGCACAGTCAAAGGCGTTACATTTCGCGTGTATACAGCCACAAAACGAGGTAACCTACACATATCAGGAGTGTTCCCTGTCGAGTAGAAGAAGGTGACGTGACATGGATATTTTGTCGGTTATCCGTGAGATGCTTGTCTACTGTCCCGATATGGAAGGAATTATCCTTGAGCTCGCTGATGGAGATCCTGCAGCTGCTCTCGCGTCGCTGATGGACCAGTTTTACGAGGACAGGATTCGCATCTCAGATGATCTCCTCCAGCATCTTCGTAATCTTTCTGTCGGTGATTATTATCTGGAGGAAAGCTATCTTGATCTTGCTGAGTTGCAGAAAGAGCTAGCGGCTGACGCCGCCTAATTCACTCTGCTGGTTCTGGCTTTAAGCCCTGCACGTACCCGTGTAGGGCTTTTCTCATGCCCTAAAAGCATGACACCCACTGTGTGTACCGCACGGCACGCACATGCCTTATTGTTACCCCCTTGGCATGCCTGCACAGGCGTGCCTTTGATTCCCGCACGGGAAGGACCTTTTTCAGATGGACAACCCCAAAAGCACAACTCCCACGACCAACCAGCCTCCAGCTGACGATCCGTCGCAGACTGCTGCACAGCAGGGCGCACAGGACACGACCGACTGGAAAGCCGAGGCACGGAAGTGGGAAGCCCGCGCGAAAGCGAACAGTGACGCCGCGGACCGCCTCAAGAAGCTAGAGGACGAGCAGAAAACCGAAGTGCAACGCCAAGCCGATGCGCTCGCCGCTGCACAAGCCGCCGAAAAAGCCCTCCAGGCGAAGATCGCAGTGTTTGAGGCAGCGGCCCGCCTCGGCGTTCCCGCTGAGCTGCTCGCAGGCCCGCAAGACGACGATCTGGACGCCTACGCGGAGAAACTCTCCAAGTGGAAAGCCGAACATGTCCCCACCTCTACGGATACGACTGGTGACGGGAAGGCCAACACAGGTGGTAGTCCGGCGCCCTCACTTGGCCGTACACCGGCGGGCACTGGTGTCTTGTCCATCGATGAGCAGATCGCTGCAGCTGAAAAAGCTGGCAACGAAACGCTAGTGAAAACACTCAAAGTGCTGAAACTCGGCAAATAAGCCAGTGCCAGCACACTGATCACCTTTTCATGGAAGGAAAGTTATTCTCATGGCTGGAATCACCGGGCAGGGTACAACCTACAACCTGCCGAACTACGTCGGCGAACTGTTCGCCGCTTCCCCGGAAGACACCCCACTACTCGCTTCCATCGGCGGGCTCACCGGCGGGGTATCCACGAAGTCCCCGATCTTCACGTGGCAGGGCTACGACCTGCGAGACGCAGAGGACACCCGGCAGCGCAAGGAAGGAGAGGTCGCACCGGACGGCACTGCCCGTAAGCGATACGCGGTGTCTAACGTGGTGGAGATCCACCAGGAGGCCGTGGAACTGTCCTACTCCAAGCAGGCTTCTACCGGGCAGATCACCACGGACGGAGCGGCCACCGTCCAGATCGGGCAGGCCGTGATCCCGGCCGACGAGATGGCCTGGCAGATCGATCAGCAGCTTAAGCAGATCGCCCGTGACGTGGAGAAGACCTTCCTCACGGGCACCTACCAGCTGCCGACGGACAACACGCAGCCACGTAGGACGCGTGGCCTTTTGGAAGCGATCACGACGAACGTGGCGACCACGACTCATACGGCTGAAAACTTGGACGCTGACGACGTCCTGGACCTGATGCAGAAGGTCTGGGAGTCCGGCGGCCTGCAAGAGTCCGAAACTCGCACGCTTATCGTGAACGCAACACTGAAGCGTGCCCTGTCCCGGATCTTCATCAAGGACGCGAACTATCGGGAGGAATCCCGCAATGTTGGTGGCGTGAACCTGCAAACGTTTGAAACCGACTTCGGACGGTGCAACATCATGCTTAACCGATACATGCCAGCCACTGAACTGGTTGTCGCCTCGCTGGAGCAACTCAAGCCCCGCTTCCTGGAAATCCCTGGCAAGGGGCATTTCTTCGCGGAACCGCTGGCGAAGACCGGCGCAGCGGACAAGGTCCAGCTGTACGGCGAGATCGGCTTGGAGTACGGCGCTGAGACAGCGCACGGCAAGCTGACAGTCGCCGCCTAACTTGCGTCGGCCAGGAACCACGAGAGGGATCTTTTTGTCGCCCTTTCTGCCCTCGTTGGTGGTTCCTGGCCGCGCGCATCCTCTCGTGAAAAGGACCCCTAATGATTGCACGCTCCACCTTGTACCCCAACCTGCTTGTCACCAATCCACGCGTCCAATTCCTTGGCGGTGTCGCCGAAGTTGATGCAGAGATTGCCGCCCAGTTACGCAGTCTGGCGTGGATGGGCGTCATTATCGACAACGATGACGTCGAGACAGACAGCGACGAGACTGACGACGTCGAGACAGACAGCGACGAGACTGACGACGTCGAGACTGACGACGTCGAGACTGACGACGTCGAGACTGACGACGTCGAGACTGACGACGTCGAGACAGACAGCGACGAGACTGACGACGTCGAGACTGACGGTGACGATGACACCGCAGAGCCGAAACGTCGCAGGAAAGCACGTCACGCCGATTAGGAGCATCCGATGAGCGACGAAACCAGCTTCGCCACAGTGGACGATCTCGAAGCACGCTGGCACCCACTTACCGATACGGAGAAGGACCGTGCCTTGGCTATCCTGGCTGACGCATCCTCCCTCATCCGGGACGAATGCCCCTCCTGGGCAGACGCGCCGCAAGCAACACTACGGCGTATCACCTGTGCCATGGTGCGACGTGCCATGGCCTCCCCGACAGGGGAGGAAGGCATCCCCGTCACGTCCCGTATGCAAACTGCAGGACCGTACACTCAGCAGGTTGCTTACGCGAACCCGACCGGAGATCTGTACATGACACGAGCTGAGAAACGCGCACTACGTCCCCCTCGCGCATTCGAACGCAATCTACTCGAGGGGACATCGTGATCTACGGAGAATCTGTCACAGTCATCACCCGACAGGGCACCAGTACAGACACTTTTAACCGGCCTATCTACGTCTGGATGCCCGACCCGACACCCGTCCCCAATGTGGTCGTCGCACCTGGCTCCACTGATAACCTCGCCGGAGATCTCCGCCCCGACGGCGTCGAAATCACACTCACACTGCACTGGCCAAGATCAGACACTCGATCCCTGCGTGGCTGTCGAATCATCGTCCGTGGAGAGACGTACACGGTGATCGGGGATCCGCAACCCTACACGGATGCGAATACGCCCGGACCATGGAATCGGGCCGTCCCACTCCAACGAGTCGAAGGATAACACCCTCTCATGGCACGCCATTCTGTCACAGTGAAACTCAACTTCCCCTCTCTCGCATCGTCTACATCCGAAGCAGTCAACGAGGCCACGACCAAAATTGCACGACGTGCAGGAGACGGCTTCATTGGCGACGTGATATGGACCGACCGGCCCCACGGCGCGGTCCGAGCTACCACGTATAAGGCCCGGTTACGTAACGCGCGGGAGAACACCCTGTTGAAAGCTGCAACCAATGAATAGTGAGGCACTGCTCATCGGCTGGCTGAATACGCATGCTGCGCTCCAGAGTCCCGCATATTCAGACGTGCCTGCCGGTACACCAGACGACCCGAAACCAGACATGTTCATCACAGTGGAACGCACCGGTGGACAACGCACACCCGTCATCGACTATCCAGTATTCGCAGTCCAATGCTGGGCGGACCGCAGGGAAGACGCCGCCCAGCTTGCCGACACTGTCGCCCAGATCCTCACCACGGATCTGCCACTGCACTGGAATATTGGCAGCGTGGATGTTAACTCGACCTACAACTTCCCAGACCCGGACTCAGATTTGGCACGCTACCAGCTGACAGTCACCGCGACCATCACGCCATAACCCCATTTGAAAGAAGCACGGCACTATCCCGTAAGGAGAATGATCGGCCATGGCCAAAAACAACTCTAATCTCGTCTCTGTCGGCAAGCCGGTCGCCACCGGCGTTGTCTGCGCGGCCACTATTGGCACACCACTGCCCACAGACGCAACCAGTCCACTCGACGACGCGTTCATCAAACACGGCTACATTTCGTCCGACGGGCTGACGAACAGTACGTCAACGGACACGACGGACATCACCGCGTTCGGTGGTGACACTGTTCTCACTGTGCAAACTTCCCGCACAGAGACTTTTACCTGGACCTTCATCCAATCAGCGGATAAGGACGTGCTGGCTGAAGTGTACGGACAGGACAACGTGTCTGTAGACACGGGCATGCTGAAGGTGACACACAACGGGAAGACCATGCCACGCCGTATCTTCGTTTACGAGCTCCTCCTGACCGGTGGCCGGGTCAAACGCATCCTCGTGCCTAACGGGCAGATTACCGAGGTCGGTGATGTTGTCTACCAGGACGGTGAGGCAATCGGCTATGAGGTCACGGTCACCGCCTACCCCGACGCCGACGGTAACACGGCCATCGAATGGATCACCGGAATCGAATAACGACGTGGCCGTTAGGACCGGCAGGAACAATTGCTGTGCTCGCCTGCTGGTCCTAACGGCCCGCTCCGACTCCCCTTCCGAGCACAGCACACCCAAAAAGGAGTACACGCTTGACAGACATCAATATCCACGGCATGACGCTGAGCATCGACGCCAACCTGTTCGACGACTTTGAGCTTGTCGCTGACATTGCCGACATGGAAGCCGGTCAAACACTCAAAGTCGTGCCCATCGTGCGACGCATCGTTGGCGACCACTACCAGGACATGTTGGACGTACTGCGAGACCCCGCTACGGGTCGTGTCCCTCTTGACGCCGTATCCCAGATGATCGTGGAGATCATGCAGGAGGTCGCCCCAAACTTGCCACGCTCATCGGAGCAGACCGACTAGCACCCGATGAGCTATCCGCAGACTTCGCCCGATTCTTTAACGTCCAGGACTGGCGGACACTGCCGCCACGCCTAGCAGCATCCTGGTGTGCCGCAATGATCCGACAGCCCGAGTCGTGGACACACCGTGCGTTAAACCCACACTGGCAATGGAATCATCCGGGCGTACAGATCGCTGCGAACACGTTCGACGTGCTGGCAATGGCGAACTGGCAGCGTGGTGGAGGGCGTGGCGGTAAACCTGCCCTGTATCCACGCCCCACCGGTGACCGACAGGCTCGCACTCAGCCCCAAAGTGGCAAGTCCCCGTCTGATGATCCGATAGCCGTCCCCGTTGACCAAGTGGACAAGCTACTGGCCCGGCCACGCGGCTAGCACACCAACGATTCGTTCAGATCCCAGTTTGGAGGTGAGTTCACGTGGCAAAAGGATATGATCTCGGCACCGCCTGGCTGAACGTCGTCCCATCATTCAACGGCGTCAAAAAGGCCATCGCCTCAGAGCTCGGCGGGATCAACATTCCTGGCATGACCTCCCACTGGAGCACCGGCATTATTGAGTCGGTTGGTGGCGCATTCAAACGTGTCTCACAGATCGGTATCGCAGGGTTCGTCGCCGTCGGCGCTGCCGCCACAACCTCCCTCGGCGCAGCAATCAAACGTGCCGACACGCTCAACAATTTCCCGAAGATCATGCAGAACCTCGGCTACTCCGCCGATGACGCATCCGCATCAATCGAGAAAATGAGCGACAAACTCGACGGCCTGCCCACGTCACTTGACTCAATGGCCGGCATGGTCCAGCTCCTCGCACCACTAACCTCCAGCCTGGACGAAGCAACAGACCTCTCCCTCGCGTTCAACAACGCTTTGCTTGCCGGTGGGAAATCCACCGAGATTCAAGCCAACGCGATGGAGCAGTACACGCAAATGCTGTCCGTCGGCAAAGTGGACATGCAAGCATGGCGGTCCCTGGTGTCCGCCATGCCCGGGCAGCTGAACCAGCTCGCCGAGTCCCTGCTTGGCGCTGGGAATAATGCCATGGACCTGTATGACGCCATGGCTGACGGTCGAGTGTCCTTCGACGATTTCAACCAGGCCATCCTTGACCTGAACGAAAACGGCCTGGAAGGGTTCGCATCCTTCGAAGAGCAAGCCCGTGACGCCACCATGGGCATTGGTACGGCTTTGGACAACCTGAAGAACCGTACAACAAAAGCTCTGTCCGGTATTCTGCAAGAATTCGGCGTTGAAGACCTCGCCGACGGCATCAACCGGCTATCCGAACCCATCGCCACCCTCGGACAAAACATTCAGGACCTAGTCCACTCGTTGAAAGAAGGGGAAGGTCTGACCGAATGGGGGAAGGACCTTGTCACGGTCGCCGGTGGCCTTGGCGCGTTCGGAGGTGCAGGCGCAGCCTTAGAGAACTGGGGCAGCATCTCCTCGTTTTTCGACAAGTTTGACAAGGTTGGTAAAGTCGGCGGGCACCTGAAAGACGCCGGGAAAGACATCTCCGCGTTCACGTCGAACATTGGTCCGAACTGGTCAAAATTCGTCAAAGAAATTAAAGACCGTGTCACGATTTTTGATGACGCATTCGGCGGTATCGGGAAACGGATCGGCGGGAAGCTTTCTCCTGCAGCAGAAACCATCAAAACCCACCTGTCCGGGGTAGGGAGCAAACTGTCCTCTGGGTTCTCCACCGTCACCGGTGGGATCCAGTCCGGCATGTCAAAAGTGTTCTCCCCACTGTCCTCTTTCGGGTCGTCTATCAAGTCGCGGCTGACCCCCGTGTTTGAGAACATTCACCTGGCTTTCTCCGGGCTTGGTGACCACCTCCTGGGTGGGTTGAAGACCAGTTTCGACAAGATTGGTGGCCTGATCGGACAGTTTTTCTCCCCGGGCCGGTTCTTGAAGTTCTTCGCGCTGGGCGCTCTGATCGGCGCCTTGGTGGCAGGCATTGGGGCACTCGCCTCGCAAATGTCTCATGAGATGGTCATCAAAATGCATGAGACATTAGCTGACCTGCCAGACATGATCAGCAATATCGTGTCCGCGATCACGGACCAGTTGCCGGAACTCATGGACGTTGGCACTGACATGATCGCCGTTATCCTGCAGGCGATTATTGATAACCTGCCCGCTCTTGTGGACGGGGCGACTCGTATCCTCACATCCCTGGTCACGGGCCTGTCACAGGCATTGCCGAAACTGATCCCGATGGCAGCACAGATCATTACCACACTGATCACTGCTCTCGTGCAAGCGCTCCCGCAGATCATTCAAGCGGGCCTGGAACTGTTGACGGGTCTCGTACAAGGCATCATCAATTCTTTGCCTGTGCTGATCGAAGCCATCCCGCAGATCATCGAAGCGTTCGTGACCACGCTGGTGGAAGCTCTGCCGCTGATCATGGAGACCGGTGTGCAACTGTTGACGGCAATCATCGACGGCATCACGCAGACCATTCCGATGCTGATTGACATGCTGCCTACGATCATTGACACGGTCGTGAACACTCTCGTGGAGAACCTGCCTGCGATCATAGATGCTGGCGTGGAGCTCCTCGTCGCGTTGATCAGCGGACTGACTGAGGCGATTCCCCAGTTGGTTGCCATGCTGCCCACGATCATTACAACGATTGTGTCCACTCTTGCTGGGCATTTCCCTGAGATTGTCACGGCAGGTATGGACGCTCTCGGGTCTCTCATTTCGGGTATTACGGATAAGATCCCCGACCTGTTGTCAAAGGTTGGTGAGCTGCCGGGGAAGATTCTTGACGCGCTCGGAGACCTTGGCAGCCTCCTCGTTGAGGCTGGAAAGTCAATCATTTCCGGCTTGTGGGAAGGTATGAAGTCTGCGTGGAATGGGGTGAAGAACTGGGTTGGTGGTATCGGCAGTTGGATCGGTGATCATAAGGGGCCGAAGGAATACGATCTGAAACTCCTCGTCCCCAATGGCATGTGGATCATGCAAGGCCTTGCCCACGGCCTGGAAAAGGAGTTTAACGGTCGTGTTCTCGGTGTCGTCGACGCGATGGGTCCACAGCTCGGTGACGCGTTGGGTACTGTCACGACTGGTGTAACACTGCCGGATATTGCCGCCGTATCTCCCGCAGCAAACCGGTTCCCTTCGACGATGGTGCTCCGTGTGGGTGAGAAGGAGTTCACCGGCTATGTGGATGAGCGTGCGGATGGCAGGATCGTCCGTGCTGCACGTATCTGAGACGAAAGGGGATCAGTATGGGGTTTACTGGGTGGACTGGGGAGCATACGGGGCTGCCGTCCCTTCGCGTCGTCGGGCCATGCACGGTCACCACAGCGGGGCGGACAGTTGTCACCGTCCCCGCCGGGCAGACCCGGCACGTATCCGACCCCCTGGCAGTGCCAGGGGCGAACACGTACACCGACGGTGCCACTGTGACGGTCATCGACAGGCAGACCGGGCGGCCGTGGGAAGCGATCCTGACGGACGCGACAGGACGGGGCCTACACGGGCTGATCCTCGCGAACAACCAAGACCCCATTTCCTGGGCATCCGAGGTAGTGCAAACAGGCCGCCACGTGGCACGCTGGCCGCTGACACGACCACCAGCGACAGGGACCAGTGTTATTGTCCTGACAGACCCCACAGCCGAGCCTGAGCTGATCCGTATTTGTCAGACACACACCCCGGTCATTATTGGCCCCGCCGTACCAACTGTGGGAGTACCCATCCGACACGTCGTGATCACATCTATCACTAGGTCGCGGCTCGGACCTGCGGGGACCATTCAGGTGGAGATCGCGTGGACACAGATTGATCCGTCCTCCAAACAGTCCGCCGCCCCGGTTGTCACCTGGGGTGAGTACGCGGCGGCCACTGACGGGTGGACAACCGAATCCTACGAGGATCTATGCCGACGGATTGGAGGTATGCCATGAGGCCCGGCCCGTCAACCAGTCTCTTGGCGGGCCCGGTCGCCGTCGGCGTCCGAATAGACATTGCCCGCACGGGCAGGATCATCGCCACGGACATTCCCGCCACGGAAGTCTCCCTGGACGTGCAAACGGGGCGTGCCGTGCCCGGTCAGGTGACCTACACGGCCCCCGCCGACTGGATTCCGGCCACACCGTATGATCCGCTGAACAACTACGGTCAGCGTACTCATGTTGTTGCCCTGGCAGAGTGCGCTGGCACGCCCCATGAGATTGATTTGGGCTGGTGGATACACACCGCATGGGACGAGACGGACGACGGGGTGCAGGTCACTGCTATGGATCTGCTGCAGGTCGCGGAAGAGGACGAGTTCGCATGGCCGTCTTCCCCGCCTGTTGGTGCGACGTTACGCACCGAGCTGCACCGACTCTCCCACCTGCCAGTCATCCTGGACCCGGGCGTGACAGACGTGTACCTGTCCAGGGATTCTCAGTGGGGTACTTCCCGCACCGAGGCCGTGCAGGACCTATGCAACAGTGTCGGTGTCGGCTATAGTGTCCAGCCCGACGGCTACCTGCACGCGTGGCCTTACCGTGATGGCGGAGCCCCTGTTGCGACTTATACGGGCACTGACCTGCTTGTGTCCGCGCCCCGCACATCACAAGAACGCCGCCCGAACCGCTATGTCGTCGTTGGCAGTATCGGCTCGGGCGAGACAGAGAAGCGCTTCACGTCCACTGTCACAGCTACATTCCCGCCGTTGGATCCCGACTCGTACGGGTGGGTCACTGAGCGGTCTGAGGTGTCGTCGTCTGACCTGCCAGATGTGGAAACCGCCGCAGCGCAACGCATCTCTGAACTCGCACAGAGGAAGCTGCGGAAGCGGCTGATTACGCAACGGTCCCGGTCCGTGGAAATCGTCGCGGACCCGCGCCTAGAGGCCGGGGATGTGATCACCGTGATCACAGGCGGCGGAGAAACGATCACTGGTCGTATCACCGCCTATAGTCTGCCCGTCGGCCAGGCAGACGCGACAATGCGTGTCGATATTGAGGAGCTCGCATGGTGAAACCCAACCTCTTCCTAGACATCACCCCGCCCGGCCGGGAATTTGTGCCTGACTCAGTACTGACCGGCACTATTGTGGAGGCCCTGCCCGGCGGGAAAGTTGCCGTGCAGATCGACGGAGCAGACGACGATTATCCGCCAGTTGTCGTCCCGTCAGAGGCGGGGATCACCGCGGTGGGTGCCACGGTACGGCTCAGCCGGGACACGTCCGGCCGGGTCACTGTCGCACAGGCACCATATAGCCTGCCTGGTGGGGCAGTGCCGATCCACATGGGAGCAACCGGTGCCGCTATCGGCGACGCCCTAGAGAAGGCACAGGAGGCCGCGTCGTCGTTGCGTGACGCGCAGGCGAAGGCCAACCAGGCGGCCACGGATGCCGCGAACGCTCTCAAAGCCGCCTTAGAAGCTGGGGACGGTACCGGCGTGTACGTGCAGGCCGTGGACCCCGCCGACGGTGAGGAAGAGATCCCAGACGGTGCAATCTGGTTCATCGCATCAACCGACACTGCTGGCGCACAGCATGTCACTGGTATGCGAGTCCGACAGGGAGGCCAGTGGGTTGAACACACGGTCATCGCATCCCAACTCCTCGTACCTGGCAGTGTCGGGGCGGCACAGATCGCTGATGGGGCGGTGACCGCACCGAAAATCCAGGCGACCAACGAGCTGTGGACCAAATTACTGACCGTCGCAGGGGACGCCACTATTGGTGGTCGTCTCCTCGCCGAAGAGATCATCGGAAAGACGATCATGGGGTCTCGCTTTTATCTCACGGGGAGTTCCTCAGGTCGAGAGTACTCAATCCAGTGGGACGGCACAGAAGCACCAACCCGCACCTTTTATATAGCAGCTCAGAATGGATCGGTCACGCACTCCATCTCAGATGGTCCAAATACAAGTTGGGGCTTTACGCGTGTAACCACACGGTTCACCGCCTACGAGCTTTCCTGCGAAACATACGATTCTGGGACTGATTGGCGATTCCCTGGAACCTCGTCATCTATCACAATCACAGTATGGCTCCGCTGCTCATACAAGTTTGCAGCCATGATAGAGACATCACTTACCGGAACGTACTCCAATCAAGTAACCTCATGGTTTAACTCTGCGACTGCGGGAAGTAGAACTGAATTCTACGAGCCAGGAGAATGGGTACCCCTCCAGATCAGACTACCGGCCTATACAGGAGACGCTGACTATGCGCGGCTTCGCTTGACTTGCCGGTTCTTTGCAGAGGGACGCCTATCTGCTGGTGGGACCGGGTTTCCGCCGGGGACATTCTGCGACATTGGCGGGATTCTCGTACAAGAAGAGAGTGCTAATTTCATCGCTCTCCAACAGGGAATTGTCGGAGATCCCGAGTTAACGTTCTATACAGACAGTGGCGAAAAATGGGTCAAAATGACCTCCGTAGGGTTGACGGCCTCCGAGAATAACATCTTCCTGCCGTGGGACGAGTTCTCCCTGTCGCTGGCACCGCCAATAGGCACATGGAAAGCTGAAAGTTTCTCTCGAACAACGCCACCCGGTTCGTGGGTCACAGTCCCTCTTCAATGGGGCGTCGTGACACGAGACCTTAAGAATGGGTTCACGGCAGACCTGGCTACATACTCGCTGGTTGTGCCATATGACGGAGTCTATCTCGCCACTGGTGTGACCCAGTTTGCTCAGAACGGCACCGGACGTCGTGGCGTTGGGGTAACTGTGAACGGCACAATCTCTGACGTTTTTGCTTTCACTATGGCCCCTTCGGTGGGCTCTGGGATTTCTTCCGCTACAGGGCCTATTACGCTGAGCGCCGGAGACAAGGTCTCCCTGCAAGCATTCCAACAGTCTAGTGGAAACCTAGTTTTGAACAAGGGAATTCTCTCTCTCACACGCCTATCAGCATCGTAATTCTAAACATGAAGGAGCATCATGTCTCATAGGCACTGGTCCGGAAGCCTGCTACCGGATTCGGGGGACGATATTCTCGGCTCGCTGACCACACTGATGGACACCGTCGGCGTTGTCGTGCCTGCCGCCAGTATCGCCACGGCACGCACCATTCTCGACACGGCCCTGGCCGCCGAAGCACCCATTTCACCGGACAGACCCACCTATTTCGATATTGGGGGCATCATCTATCGGGCCACCGGTGAACAGTCAAACTCCAGGTACACGCTGTCCCCCGTCAACGAGGTCGAATCCACCTTCGACACATTCATTCCGACGGCCCCATTCTCGCGGTACGGCGGTAACCAGTCTGCACTGGTCACATCGAGACTTCCTGCCCGACCCTATGACAGGGTTGTGTTGGCGTTCGGCATGGCTGACGCGCAAGTCAACGGCATCGCAGGCCTACGCGTCCTAATCGCAGACAATTCCGGCCCTGCCACATCCCGGTGGGAAAACAACTCCTCCTTGACCACGCAAACCAGTTTCAACATGAAACTGGTACCAGCTGGTGTGGATCCGAAAACAATTCTTGCCGTGTCGTTTGGTGGTGCGTCGTCTCAGGTGTCCACGGTGACGTTCTCTCAGGCCGCTGACGTGAATAAGCTCATGGTCCTCGCCTTCCCGGTCACCATGTCATAGGAAGGATGATCTGATGTCGTCTCCTTTGTTTGATACGGCGGTGATTGTTGCTGTGGTCGCGATGGTCGGTGGCGTGGCCACGGCGGGGATTACGGCGTTGGTGCAGCGGCGTAACGCTCGCGCTGACTATAGTCTTGCCGTGTTGGCGCGTACCGTGGATGAGCTGCAGGAGCAGGTACGCGACGCCGAGGCGCGGACGACTAGGCTGCGGGAGAGCCTGGACCAGATGGATGCCAAGTTCTCCAGGTTGCGCCGCGAGCTGGGTGAGGCTCGGGATCACGAGTTTGCCTTGTCCCAGCAGGTTGGCATCTGGCAAGACCACGTGTCGAAGTTGGAGAGGCATATCAACTTGCAGTTACCGCCACCACCGCCAGCCAGGCCTCTGGTCGCTGTTGCTCAGTCTGACCGAGGCACAACCACGGGCCAGTTCGCACCATCTGCCCGAAACGATAGTGAGATACCCGTCGACGACAGCGACGACGACGAAGAAGGAGACCCTTCATGAGTGAGATTCTGCGTGGCGTGGATGTGCACGCCCGCTACCAAGCCGCCTGGCCCCGCGCAATAGTGCCACATGTGGATTTCACGATCACGAAGGCCACCGGCGGCACTTCGCTGGTGATTGACGGTTGGAAATCCATGCTTGCTGGGGCGAAGCGCACCGGCGTCTACCATTATG